AAACAGCCTGATGGTTCGGTTAGCAGCACTTGACCATTATTCCAAAAGATGCTACAAAAGAAGAATTTTGTTCGTACATCGTTGGGAAGAGGGGAACTCTTCCTGACGATGAGCTAGAAGATCTTTGGGAATGGCATTGCAAGCTCAATAGTGTAATTATGAATCTTGGATCAACTGGTCCTGCTCATCGAGCTAATTTGCCTAAAGATGAACAACATTTAAGTTTAAAAGAACGAGAAAAGAAAATCATTGCTGATGCTCAGGCCAACGGCCATGAGCCTCAATATGCAGGCAGGCGTTGGGTGTAAAAGATGGCAAGTGAATCACGGTCAGAACGTTACGAAAGAGTACATGACCGTCTTCGGTTGGCTGCTAGATGGAGAACAGACGAGGGTTACGATAATAAATGGCGTCGTTTAATAGATGTTTATCGTGGGAAAACTTATTGGAATGCGAGCAATGCTAATTTTAGCGGCAATGTTACTGACGATCGCATTTCAGTTAATATGGCTTTCTCTACAATAAATGTTATTAGTCCTGCTGTTTCTATTAACCATCCAAAAATTACTATTAACGCTAATAAAGAGTCAGATGCTGATCGAGCAGTTTTTGTTGAAGCCGTAATTAACTATTTGTGGCGTCATTACGATTACCGTAAACCTTTTAGGCGTGCAGTTAAAGATTTTCTTATTGTGGGCCATGGATGGCTTAAAGTAGGTTGGAAATTTGTTGAGGAAGAGCGTGCTTTAAATGATTACGAAATGGATGACGAATATCGTAGGTCTATCGAGGAAGTGGATGTCTTCGCTCAGGAAAGCCCTGAGTTTGCTAATGAGTTACCTACAGATGAACAAATAAGATCGAGTTTGCCTCATACAGAAATGATGATTGTTGAGGATCAGCCTTTTGTTGAACGGATTTCTCCTTTTGATATGTTTGTTGATCCTGAAGCTACTTGTTTGGATGACGCAAAATGGATTGCTCAAAGAATTGTTCGGCCTTTAAACGAAGTTAAAAAAGATAAACGGTTTAAATCTTCTGTTCGTAGAACGTTAGGTGCCGATTCTGGGTTGATGCTTCGTTGGCAAGATGATACTGAGCGTGAACAGTACGCTGACGAGATTGATCGTGTAACTCTTTACGAGTATTACGATCTTGAAGCAGGCACTATTTCTGTTTGTGCTTATGAAGCAGATGATTATTTGCTTGACCCTCAACCTATGCCTTACGATTTTGGTCATCCTTTTGTGATGATGCGTAACTATGATGTTCCTGACGTTTTTTATCCAATGGGTGATTTGGAACAGATTGAGTCTTTGCAGGAAGAGTTAAACAAAACTCGTTCTCAAATGGTTAACCATAGGAAACGTTATGCACGTAAGTATCTTTATCATGAACGTTCTTTTGGGCCTGAAGGCCGTGAAGCTTTAGAATCTGACGAAGATGGACGGTTTGTTCCTGTTATAGATGAAAACAGGCCGTTGAATGAGGTTGTTACGCCTTTGGCGCAAACTCCTTTAGCTCCTGAGATGTATAATCATTCGAGCATTATTGAAGCTGATATAAACATTGTAAGCGGCGTATCTGAATATTCTCGTGGGCAAATGCCTGAGGTAAGACGTACTGCTACTGAGGCAAGCATTATTGCTGATGCGGGTAATGCTAGATCGTCAGACAAATTAGCTATTATTGAGTTAGTTATTGGTGATGTGGCTCGGAGAGTATTGCAGATTATGCAGCAATACATGACACGGCCACAAATGGTTCGTATTACAGGCAAAAATGAAGAAAATCTTTATGTTGCTTATACTCGTAACGACATTTTAGGTGAGTACGATTTTGAGGTAGAAGGTGGCTCTACGCAACCTTTGAATGAAACTGCTCGCCGCCAACAAGCTATTTCTTTGATGAATGCAGTTGCTCCTCTTGTAGGTACTGTCATTGATCCTGCTGAATTAGCTAAATATGTATTACAGTTTGGGTTTGGGGTTAAAAATCCTGAAAAGTTTTTAGTCCAGCAAGAGCCTATGGCAGACGGGATGGCTCCTGAACAAGAAGCTGGGCTTGAGGGGGATGGAGGCGGTATGCCTCCTCCCCCCATGACTGGCGGTATGGGTCCTGGACCTATACCAGAACAAGTTTTTGAGGCAACGGGTGGAGTGCCTCCAGAATTATTAGCACAATTGCAAAACCAAATGGGGTTGGAGTTGCCTAATATGTAATGGGACAACAGTCCCTTATTAATAGGAATAACCGAAAGTAGGATTCCAAATGACCGAAGCTACGGAACTGGCTCCCAGTAATCCTGATGTTTCATCTGAAGCGTACACCATCAAAGTTGATGGAGTTGAACAGCAAGTTAGCTTGCAAGAGCTTCAAAGTGGGTACCAACGACAAGCAGATTACACACGTAAGACGCAAGAGTTGGCCCGAGAGCGTGAAAGACTGTCTCAAGCGGAAACAATAGTGCAAGCATTAGAAACTGATCCACAAGGAGCTATCTCTGCTTTAGGAGATGCTTTTGGGGTTGGTGTGGGCAACCAAAATACTCATGTCGAAGAAGAATATGATGATATGGACCCAGACGAAAGTCGCTTGCGTCGAATTGAATCTGCCATTGAAGAACAAAATTCTCGTGTAAGACAAGACAATTTGCAGAAAGAAATGGGCAACATTAGAGAAAAGTATTCTACAGATATTTCAGATTCTGAGCTTTATGCTCATGCTTTGAAACATAATATTGGAAATCTTGAAGCAGCTTATGCTCATATGAATTATGAGAATGTTGCTAAGGCTGCGACGGCAGAAACTCAAGAATCTAAAATTATGGAAAATAAGCGTGCAGCTAACGTAGTGGATGCAAATCCAGGTTCTTCATCTGATTCTGTTGGAAAAGCTGTCTCTGCTGTTAGTTCAATTCGTGAAGCATACGAACAAGCAAGACAATCAAATTTCACTTAATTAGGAGTTAATATGGCTGGAAACGCCGATTTTGACGCAATTCTGAGCACAACGCTCAAAAATTATGTCCCTAAATTAGCTGATAACGTTTTTGCTGCTCGTCCACTGTTTTATGCGCTTACCAATGGTCAGACCATTAGGCGTGTAAGTGGCGGCGCAAAGATCGTTGTCCCTATTATTTACGGAAAAAACACTACTGCTGGTTCATACAGCGGTGCTGATACTATTGCCATTACTGCCCAAGAAGGCATTACTGCCGCTGAGTATGACTGGAAACAGTATGCAGCAACAGTAACCATTACGGGTATTGAAGAAGCAAAGAACAACGGTGAAGCACAAATCATTGACCTTCTTGAGGGCAAGATTATGCAGACCGAACAAACCATTATTGACAACATGAACACTATGTTGTGGGCTGATGGCGCTGGTAACGGCGGCAAAGACTTTAGTGGTATACAGCAAGTTGTTGCTGGTGGCACATTGGGTGGTATTAACCCTGGTGCTGCTGGTAATGCTTGGTGGCAACCAACGCAAACTAATCATGGCAACGCTGCGTTAACGCTTCTTGCAATGAGCAGTATGTACAATACGATTTCGGAAGGTAACGACCAGCCGACAATCATATTTGGTGATCAACTACGTTATGAAAAGTATGAAGCATTGCTTCAACCACAGTTGCGCTACACAAGCGCAGAAGTAGCTGACGCAGGATTCCAGAATTTACTTTTCAAAGGCGCTCCCGTCACATTTGATGACAACTGCGAAGCTAAAGCATTTTACTTCCTTAACACAAAATATTTGAGGCTTGTAGCTCATACTGAGACTTGGTTCCAACCAACTCCGTTTGTGCGTCCTACAAACCAAGACGCACGTTTTGCTCAAATACTTTGTTATGGGCAGCTAACTTGCTCTAACCGAGCACGTCAAGGGCGTTTATTTAACATCGCCTAATTTGTTAGGTAGTTGGTGGGGTGCTTCGGCACCCCACCATTATTTGGAGAAATTATGCACATTCGACAATCTGCGATTGGTTATAGCTCAGGTGGAGTTTTGGCTAATTCTCAAGGCGCTAAACCATCACATTACGCTCCAGGTGAAATTGCTGGAGGACGTTTAGTTGCTGGCGTTTCTGAATGGATAGATGTTGAGCCAGAAGCACCGTCAGGAAATTGTGCTGCTCAAACTAAAAGCGGCAAAAATTGTAAAGCTTACGCAGCTAATGAAACAGAGTTTTGTATTGGTCATTTAAAACAGAAAGCAGCTAGCTAATGCCAGCTATGACTTTGGCCCAAATTCGTGCGCAGGTTCGCAGCGTTGTT